TAATATTATAAACATCCATTCTATTATTAGATAAAGCAATAATAGCTATTTCATCATCAGAAAAAACAAAAGGTATTAATCTACATTCAGCTGGTAATGTAGCTAAATAAGAAGTTCCTGGTCTTCTCATTAACCCACCTTCTGCTAATAATGCAAAGTTTCTACATTGTTTAGCACCATTAATATAAGCTGGAGTATCTGTTCTTGTAGCTAGTAAAGGATTAAGCTCTCCTGCTGAAAAATTTGTTATTACAGTTTTTAATGCTCTTGCCATTATACATCAGTTCTCGTAGTATTTCTTAAATTAATAAATCTAGATGTATCAAGTTTTTTATTAGTTACTTCTGAAGCATCTATATTTTTAGATATTAAAAATTGTCTATCAGCTAAACCTTTAAACTCTCTAATCATTCCTGCATCTCTTGCAACTGAACCTGCAAATAAAGAAGCTAGTTCATATTCTAAAGCAACTTTAAAATGAGCTGGAAAATATTCTTCTTCTACTCTGTAAATATAATCAAGTATTAAACTATGATTAGCACCATAAGTATTAACGTAAATTTTATCTTTATATCTTGTATATGGAATTACATAATCATTTACTGTTAAAGAAGCTATATGTAAAACTCCTGGACTAGCTGGTAATTGATATGCATATTCATATCTAGCTTCTGGTTTAGCAGTAAGTAAAGATAGTTGTTTTTGATTAGTAGCAAACTTCCATCTATGTCTTGTTAAAGAAGACTCTACAATGTCTTCATATAAATTAGATGCAACAAGAGCTTCTGTGCTACCATCAGAAAAAGAAGATATAGGTTGAGCACCTATCATAACTAAGGCTCTCGCACATATATCTACTTTTGTAGTTGCCATTATTTATTAATACTTTTTAATCTCATGTCTTGTACAGCAGCTTTACCTTTTTTAGTAAGTTTTTTTTGTACTGCTCGTACAGCATAATTTTTACTTAAACCATATGTTCTTATTTCATTAGAGTTCATTCTTTCATTATGTTCCAATGGAACAAGATCTCTATTAGCTTGTTTTTTTAAAGTAGAAAACAATGATCTTTTTTGAGTTGGTTTAATAGTTAAATAATCTTTTGTATCTGTATATGTATTTTTTAAAATATTTTTTATTTTTACCATTTTATTTCCTATTAGTTAATATGAGGGCGAGTTTCCTCGCCCCCAAAATCTTAGTGTATTATGCTAAGACAGCAGTTGTAATTGCTGCTGCACCAGTAGCTGATGTTATTACTAACATGTCTACTGCAATTGTTCCACCTATACCAGATGTACAAATGATAATATCACCTTGTTTAACTTCGTCTTTTGCAGCTAAGAAGTAATCAGAGTTATCGATAGTACCGATAGCATCTCCATCTATATAGAAGAATACTGAATTACCACCTGCTTCTGCAATCTTTTTGATTGGGTTGTCAGTTGCGTATGCCATATATTATATCTCCTATTATTCTGCACATTTTTGAACTCTAATACCATCAGAATCTACTAAAGTACCACCTATGCTAAGCATAGAAGTAATTAAGTGAGAAACTTTTTCTGGAATATAGTTCACTTCAGTTTTTACATCAGTTCCGACCCCTAAACCTAAAGCTGATTTATGGAAAGCTACAGTATGTCTATCAGTAGAACCAGAAGTTTCTAGTCCACTATGTACAAACCATAAGAATCCTAACCATCTTTTAGCAGTCATACCACCAGCGTAAGGTAGTTCACCTTCGCCAACGTATTCTACTCTAGAGAATTGATCCAATGCTAGTAGATCAGACCATTGTTTTGGTCCTACTACCCAGTATCTTTGATTGTCATCAGGAACGTCATTAGTATTGAAAAGTTCCATCATGGCAGTTGATTTGCCAAGATTCATTCCAGTACCTGTACCTGATGAGTTGTTTGCAAGAGTTGTAGCTCCATTCATAATCCCAGTTAATACACTGTCAGTTTTTCTACCTAAAGCGTATGCTGCAGATTGTGCAACTATTTGTCTCTCGTCAATGTTTACCTTTAACTCGTCTAGCTTGTCAACGTAATCAGCTGCATAGTAATCAGTTAAAGTTGCGCTTACATTGCTGTGAGCTAAATCCATTGCAACTACTTCAGCATGTCTTGCTTTAGTGTTTGCAGATCCTTTTGCAACTTTCTGAAACTTAACAGTGTTACCGTTAACGCCATTCACAGTTCTTACAAGATTCTTTAACTTAGAACCCATTCTTTGGTAAGCCATGTGAACTTCTGCTTCAAACTGAGTAATAAAGGCATTTGTTATTGATGTTGCCATTTTATTGTCCTTTGTTTGTTGTTAAGTTACGTTATTATCCGATTGTCTTACTAATGCAGGGGATTGTTGTCCTTAAGGGCAATCATTGAACATTTTTAAGGTCTTGATGAAAAATAGAATTTAGAACGATTATAAGCAACGCACAATTAAATCCATATCTTAGGAATAGTAATTACTTCTCCAAATTCTAAATTACCTTTTTTATCGTATGAATATGTTCCAAATAATGTGATGTATTTTTTTGTTTCTTTGTATATCCACATTTGGTTACACACAGCTTTAGCTGGTTCTTGTTCTTCCATATCTTCTTCAGATACCCAACCAGATTCAGAAACTGCATCTAACCAATGTAGATCTTTTTTAAGTTTTTTAAATTTAAACTTAATTTTTCTTTTCGTATGCTTTTTCATATAGCTCTGTTACACGTTTAACATAACCAGGATCTCTTTTATTTGAGTCCCAATATCTAGGATCTTGTAACATAGATTTCAAATCATCTTCATTTGGTGTTACTGATACCTGTGTTGGTGTTGTTGGTATAGGGCTATCTTTAGTAAGCTTCATTATTTCTTCAATAACTTTAACTCCATCAGCAGTAGCTGCAAGAGAAGAAAAAGTACTGTAAGATTCTGGAGATAGATTTTTTTTACTCCAAAGCTCACCTGCTTCTATTCTTTCTTTAGCATTATCACCAAGCTTTTCCATCTCTCCATTTATATCTGGAAGTGTTGCCATGGCATTATTAACAAAAGCATTTACACCTTCATCAAATTGATCTTGTGATAATCCATTTTTTTTAGCTGTATCTTTCCACCATTGTACTATTTCCATATCATCTGATACAGACACGTCTACATTTTCTGGAAGCTCTGGAAGATTAACTTTATATTCTTCTGGAGTTTTACCTAGCCTTTCTTGTTCAAGATCTGTTCTAATTTGTTTAGACAAATCTTCAGTTCTTGATCCAAGTTTTTTTTCAAGAGCATTATAACTAGAAGCTAAGTTTTCTAAGTTAACTTCTTTTCTATCAGCATTCCAAAATTTATCTTGTACAAATTCTGGTTTATCACTAGCAGGTTGCTCTTGTGCATCTGTGGTGACTGGTGCTGTATTTGTAGCATTATCATCTACCATCTTGTTCTCCTTTTTTTATTCTTGTTTGTATTATACCTGCAAGAAATCTCATTCCTTCTAAATGAAATAACTGGTTGCTATCAATGTTTGGACCTGCAACTGCTTCGGTAGTTATTGATTTGATATAGTCCAGGATAACTTTTCCGTCATCCCCTTTGAATAGTGCAGCAAAAGCTTTATTAAGTTTAACTTCATTATCTGAAGTTCTTACATATCCGTCTATTGATTTTGCTGGTATTAGTTTTTTATTTTTTAATCCATCCCATGACATTATTGAGGTACTTCTCCTTCTGGTGCAGAAGTTTGTAGTTGGCTTATTTGTTGTACTATCCGTTGTTGTTCTTCTTCATCTCGAATTAGTTTTTCTGGTAAGTTCATTTTTTCTGCTAAGTATTTAGCAGTTTCATTTTGATTAACAATTACATTAATCATTTGTGGTCCAAATGTACCAGCTATAATTTCATTAAATCTATTTACATCTGATATGTCTTGCATATGTTGTGCTTTAGCTAATGGAGATCTTGCTGCTACTTTAACTTCTCTACCATTTACTTTAGGTAATTCTATTCTACCTTGTTTAGATAATAATCTAATTATTCTTTTTAATAA